ACTGACGCTTCTCTCCCCACGCTGTTTCGAGCACCGCAGGAGGCGCTGTGAGCGACGTGGAGCGCCTGTCTGACGTGGTGGGAACTGGCAGTCGCCGGGCGTCTCTTGAGGCGCTTCGGGGTGTCCTAGCGCGCACCATTGAGGACGCCGAGCCGGGTCAGGTTGCGGCATTGTCGCGCCAGCTTGCTCTGGTGCTCAAGGAGATCGACGAACTACCTGCAGCGAAGGGGGCGTCGAGCCTTGACCAGCTTGCCTCGCGCCGCGCTGCTCGGAAGCCAAGAGCCGCGTCTCAGTAGCGCGCCGAAGTCGGTCTCGTCGTCGGGTGACGATGCGATCGAGTTGGCGCGCATTGCCGGCCTGGATCTTGACCCGTGGCAGCAGCACGTTCTGCGGGTTGCTCTCGGTGAGAAGCCGGACGGTCGGTGGTCCGCGTTTGAGGTGGGGCTGATCGTCCCACGGCAGAACGGCAAGGGCAGCATCCTTGAGGCGCGCGAGCTGGCTGGCTTGTTCCTGTTCGGGGAGCGGCTGATCCTGCACAGCGCCCACGAGATGAAGACGGCTGTCGAGGCGTACCTGCGGATCAAGTACCTGATCGAGTCGACGCCTGAGCTGAACGAGCAGGTCGATCACTTCTACCAGTCGAACGAGAAGACTGCGATCGAACTCAAGAATGGGTCGCGCCTGCGGTTCATGGCCCGCTCGTCGGGTTCGGGTCGAGGCTTCACGGGCGACGTCATCATTCTCGACGAGGCGTACAACCTGCCGTTTGAGACTCTGGCCGCGGTGCTGCCGACGATGTCGGCGAAGTCGATCACAGGTAACCCGCAGCTTTGGTACACCTCGAGCGCCGGCCTTGACTCGTCTGAGGTTCTGGCGACTGTCCGCGAGCGTGGCATCAAGGGCGACAAGGGCCTAGCATTCTTCGACTGGTCCGCGCCTGATGATGCGGACCCGGACGACCGCGCGATGTGGGCGATGGCGAACCCTGGGCTCGGCATCCGTATCGGCGAGGACTTCGTCGAGAAGGAACGGGCCGCGTTCGGTGAGGACGATGCCGGGTTGAAGATGTTCCTTCGGGAGCGTCTCGGCGTGTGGCATGACCCGAACCGCGGCACGGTGATCGACCCGGCGCTGTGGTCAAGGCTTGCGCTCGAGCCGACTGAGGTTGAGCGCCCGGAGCTTGTGGCGTTCTCTATCGATGTCCCGCCTGACCGTTCGACGGCGAGTATCGGCATTGCCGGCGCCCGCTCCGATGGCAGCTTGCACGTCCAACTCGACCAGGAGTCAGTCGGCTATCGCGGCACCGCTTGGGTGCCAGCTCGCGTGGCGGAACTGGTCGCGAAGTGGTCGCCGTGCGCGGTGGTCCTTGACGCTTCCGGCCCGGCCGGTTCACTGCTGGCTCCGCTGCAGGAGGCGGGTGTCGAGGTGGTGACGACGTCGGCCCGCGAGATGGGCCAGGCGTGCGGCATGTTCTACGACGCCGCAACTGAAGAGGCGCTGCGCCATCTGAACGACAACCGCCTGAACCTCTCTCTTGCTGCGGCCCGTAAGCGCCCTCTGGGTGATGCGTGGGCGTGGCATCGCAAGGGTGTCTCTGACATCAGCCCGCTTGTCGCCGTGACGCTCGCCGTTTGGGGATTCACGACTCGCGCGCAGCGCGAACCGAAGACCAAGGCGCCGTCCAAGGCGTTCGCTTTCTAGCCCGTCGAAGGGGTGACCGTGGCCGACGAAATCGCACCTGGCTCCCCGAAGTGGTGGCTGAAGCGTCTCGATGACGAGTTGACTGCACGTTCTGGGGACATGCTCACGTACCGCGAGCTTGTCGATGACGTGCATTCGGCGCCGGAGTCGGCTGAGACGTCGCGGAAGTTCCACCGCATGGCGGGCCTTGCGACGACGAACCTGACCGGCCTCGCTGTTGAGGCGACTGCTGAGCGCATGAACGTCGAGGGCATCCGTATCGGTGACGAGCCGGACGCCGACAAGGACGTTTGGGATGGAATCTGGCAGGGCTCGGACTTTGACGCCGGCAGCCAGGATGCCATCACGTCGGCGCTGGTTTACAGCCGTTCATTCGTGTCGGTGTCGCCGCCCAAGCCGGGCGGTCGCGCTCGCCTGAACTATGAGGACCCCCGTCAGGTGGTCCTCTCCTACATGCCCGACGGTTCACGTGGGCCGGCGCTGAAGGTCTTCACTGACGAGTGGACGGGCGACACCTTCGGGACGCTCTACACGAACGAGGTCATCGTCAAGATGGTCCGCCGCGGCAACCCTGCGGTGGGCGAGGATCTGCGCTGGCTTGCCCGTGACACCCGGTCGGAGTCGGCGGTCATCCGCAACCCGCTCGGTGAGGTGCCGTTCTTCGAGCTGCAGAACAAACTGACTGGGTCGATCCGGTCTGAGGTGGCGCCTTTGGTGGTGCCCCAGCAGCTCCTGAACCAGACGATGTTCAACATTGAGGCGATCGCGGAGTATGGCGCGTTCCGTCAGAAGTGGGCGACGGGCATTGAGGTGCCGCGCGACCCGGTGACGGGTAACCCTGTTGCCCCGTATGAGGCGCACATCGCGAAGCTGTTCGTTGCTGAGGGTGCCGATGCGAAGTTCGGCGACTTCGGCGCGTCGGACCTCGGGCCGCACATCGACTTCGCTCGGGAGATCGCGGCGCACATGGCTCGCCTGTCGCGGGTGCCGATCACTTACTTCCTGTCGAACATCAGCAACCTGGGCGGCGACGCTCTGGCGCTGCTCATCTCAGGGCTGGTGCTGAAGTGTCAGCGCCGCGTGAAGGGTTACGAGCCTGCGTTTGAGGGCGCGATCCGGTTGGCGTTGAAGGCTGAGGGTGACGCTCGCGCGAACGCGGCGAACATCGAGATCAAGTGGGCTGACATGGAGACCCGTTCGATGGCTCAGTCTGCCGACGCTGCAGTGAAGCTGACGCAGGGCGACGACCCTGTCATCACGCCGCAGACGGCGCAGGAGAAGTTCCTGGGCATGTCTCAGACGGAGCGTGACCGGGACGACGCTTGGCGTCAGGCTGGCCGCGCGACGAGCAACCTGGCTGCGGTTCTTGATGCGGCGCAGGCCGCTCCGCTGCCGTGACCCCGAGGGCGCTGACTCAGCAACACCGCGCGCAGCAGTTGCTCCTACGTAGGGCGACCATCGCTCAGGTGTCGCGGCTGTGGCCGGCACTCGACTGGGCTCGTCTCGACGAAACCTATCCGGCGTTCGCGGTCAGTGTGGCGGCGCTCGTTCAGCGCAACCGGCAGACGTCGGCCGGGTTGGCGGCACAGTACCTCCGCGCTTTCCGCAAGGCGTCGGGTGTTCCCGGCGAACTCAAGGTGGTGTTCGCTGAGCCGCTGATCGTGGACCAGTTCTCGACGTCGCTTCGCGTGGTGTCGGTAGTCGCTGCGAAGAAGTCGGCCGCCGCCGGCATTGATAAGAGTGATGCGATGCGTAACGCACTGACCCTGACTGGCGGTGCAATGGCTCGCCTAGTTCTCGACTCTGGCCGAGACACCACCCTATTCACAGTCGACTCCGACCCCAAGGCGTCCGGCTGGCAGCGGGTAGTGGGTGGCGAAGGCTGCGGATTCTGCCAAATGCTGGCTGATCGAGGCGCCGTCTACGGCGAAAACTCCGCCGACTTCGCGAGCCATGACCATTGCGGATGTAGCGCCGAGCCCGTGTTTGGTGGCGAGGGCAAGCGCGTCCGCGACTACGCCCCATCCACGCGCGACATTCCAGATGCCGACAAGGCGAGGGCGCGCGCATACATCGCCGAGCACTACGGCGACAACTAGACCACCGTCGCCGCAACGGGGACGGACGATCCCGAAACGGGAGACATCACCATGTCCGAGGCAACCATTGACGCTCAGCCGACCGAAACGGACGGCGCCGAGCAGGAGACGCCTAAGCCCAAGCCCACCGAAACGGTGGAGTTCTGGAAGCAGAAGGCGCGCGAGCAGGAGCAGCGTGCGAAGGCCAACGCCGACGCAGCGAACCGACTCAAGGAGTTCGAAGACCGCGACAAGACCGAGGCGCAGAAGCTCGCGGAGCGCGCCGAGGCTGCCGAGCGGCGCGTCGCCGAGATCGAGGCGCACGCCATCCGGCTCGAGGTCGCGGCTGAGAAGGGTTTGACCCCGGCGCAGGCGAAACGCCTCGTCGGTTCGACCCGTGCCGAACTCGAGGCGGACGCCGACGAACTGCTCGAAACCTTCAAGCCGGCCGCGCCGGCTGAGGAGCCCGTCGGGCTCCCGTCGCTGGACCTCGGGACCAGGGGCAGCGCCCCACTCCCGCTCAACGGAGACCCGCTGGAGCAGGCCCTCCGCAAATCGCTTGGCATCTGACGATGCCCACACTATAGGAGCACATCATGGCGGTTACCGCCGCAACGAAGAACTCGGACTTCTCCGGGTTCCTGAACCGCGACCAGTCCGCGGGCATCTTCGACAAGGCCGCGCAGCAGTCCGTCGTGCAGCGCCTCGCGCGTCAGATCCCCCTCGGCATCAACGGCCAGAGCATCCCCGTCGTCACCGGCAACCTCACCGCTGGGTGGGTCGCTGAGGGCGCGCAGAAGCCGGCCAGCTCGGGCTCCATGTCCCTCAAGACGATGGACCCGAAGAAGCTCGCCGTCATCGCGGTCGTGTCCGCTGAGGTTGTCCGGGCCAACCCCGGCAACTACATGAACTTCATCCGCAACGACGTCGCCCGCGCGTTCGCGGTCGCGTTCGACGCGGCTGCTCTTCACGGCACGTCGACGCCGTTCTCGACGTACATCGACCAGACGTCCAACTCGGTCGAGTTCACGGGCACCACGCCCGCGTTCACGTCGGTGTGGGCTGACCTGAACTCGGCGCTCAACACGCTCGTCACCGCGGGCAAGGATGCCACGGGCTGGGCTCTCGACTCGCGCTTCGAGCCGGTCCTCAACGGTGTCGTCGACACCGCGGGCCGTCCGCTGTTCATCGAGTCGCCGCTCACCGAGACGGCCGGCCCGATCCGCTCGGGTCGCCTCATGGGCCGCGAGGCCTTCGTCGGCCCCGGCGTCTACGCCGCCACCGGCAAGATCTACGGCTACCTCGGCGACTGGTCGCAGGCCGCCTGGGGCACCGTCGGCGGCATCTCCTACGACATCAGCACGCAGGCGACGGTCACCGTCAACGGCGCGCTCGTGTCGCTGTGGGAGAACAACCTCGTCGCGGTCCGCGCCGAGGCTGAGTACGGCTTCCTCGTGAACGACACCGCGTCGTTCGTGAAGCTCCAGAACAACGCCTGATCGGAGTCCTGATGGCAGTCAGCAAGGCAACTACCAAGGCAGACATCCAGTCAACCGATGAGTCGCCGGCTGTCGCCGACGCTCCCGCTGAGAAGACCGTTGCGTTCACGTCCCCGTGGGGTTCGAAGGTGACGGTCGGCGAAGACGTCGCGGAGCTGTTCAAGGACGCCGGCTACAAGCCGGCCAAGTGATCGGAAGGGGTGGTCAGCATGGCGTTCCTCGAAGTCTCTGATCTGGCGCCGTTCGCGACGATTGACGCCGCGAAGGCTCAGGCGATGATCGACGACGCTGAGGCGATGGCCGTGCTGGCCGCCCCTTGCATCACTGATGAGGGCTTCGCGCACGCCGCCGCCGTTAAGGCGGTTCTGCGTGGGGCTGTTCTGCGCTGGAACGACTCGGGCTCGGGCGCGTTGCAGGCGCAGCAGGCCGGCCCGTTCGGTCAGACGCTTGACACGCGGCAGGAGCGGCGTGGCATGTTCTGGCCTTCGGAGATCGCGCAACTCCAGTCATTTTGCGCCTCTGGCACGTCATACACGGTGAGCCTGGCCGGTCCTGACTATGAGCCGATCGTCTGATGGCTGGGTTCGCCTACGGTGAGACGGTCGTCATCCTGGGGCCGGGTGTCACACAGGACGACTACGGCAATGACGTCGAGGACTGGGAGTCGCCCGACGAGGTTGCGACGATCCCCGGTGTGGGCGTCGAGCCGAGGCCGTCTGGCGAGTCTTTCACGGAGGACCGCAACGCCGTGACGGACGGCTACACCCTCTACTTCCCTGCGGGCTCGACGGTGCTGCCGACGCAGCGGGTCCGGGTCCGAGGTTCGGACTGGCCGGTTCTGGGCGCTCCTGCCGTGTGGCGTAACCCGTTCACGGGTTGGGAGCCTGGCGTCGTTGTTCAGGTTGGGCGGACTGATGGCTGACTTCAGAATCGTCTTCAAGCGAGGCTCGCTCGGACCGGTCCTGAAGTCCGGTGAGATGCGCGCCGCCATCAGCGAAATAGCTGAGGGCATGGCGGCCAGGGCGAGGGGCATGACCGATGACGACATCGAGGTCAAGGTCCACGACCGCAGGGACCGGGTGGGGGCCTACATTAACCGGCTCGGCTCTGGCGGTCGCGGCGAGGCTCTAGACCGTGCTCTCGGGCGTTCCATCGGAGGTGCCTGATGCCCGTCGTGGTTCCCGCTGACGCCGAGCGTCTCCTCACCGACTTCACGCTGACCGTCATCGACGGCGGCCACCTACCCACCCCGCCAACCGGCTCGGCGTGGAAGCGCGGCACGACCATCGCGCCGAACGTCACCCCCAAGTGGTTCATCCAAGTGCGTCAGATCGGCGGTGAGGACGCGGGCCGCGTGGCTGAGCGTCCGCTGCTCGACGTGCGCGTGTGGGCTGACGGCACCCCCGCCACGGAGGCGACACGCTCACTTGCTGCGCGCATCCTCCTGGCCCGTATACGGCAGGCCTTCCCGTGCAACGTGTTCGCGCTTCCGGTTCCGCTGCCGGACCCGGTGGACCCGTCGAAGGTCCACACCCTCTTCACCGTCCAGCTACTCACGCGAGGAAGTCAGTCATGAGCGACACCGTCAAGGTCGAGTTCGCGTACCCGTACACGGACGCGGCCGGCAAGAACCACAACGCCGACGCGACTGCGAGCCTGCCGCGCGAAGAGGCGAAGAACCTCATCCACTTCGGACGCGCCCGCGTCGCGAACGAGTCGGCCCCCAAGGCCACCGCCAAGAAGGAGAGCTAAGCGATGGCTAAGGATCGCGACAACGTCAGGATTTACGGTGACGACGCTTCGGGCGTCTACGTCGGCGACAAGGGCACGACCGGCCCGACCACGCTCGCAGCGCCCGGCGTCGGCTTCGACGAGGTGGGCTGGCTGTCCGAGGATGGCGTCGACTTCGACCGCTCGGAGGATGTCGCCGAGTTCAAGGGTTGGCAGGGCGGCACGACGCTGCGCAAGAAGGTGACCTCCCAGGAGGACACCTTCCGGTTCGTGTGCCTTGAGGAGACGGCCCTGACGATGGGCCTCTACTATAAGGGCGTCGCCCCGACGACCGCCACGGGTGTCGACACGTTCGCCATCACCAACCAGGCCGTCTCGGACGAGCGGGCGTGGGTGGTTGACGTCGTCGATGACACCATCACCAAGCGTTACGTCATCCCCTCGGGTGAGATCACGGGCCGCGCGACGGTCCCCCACAAGAACTCGGACCTCACCATGTACGAGTTCACGGTCACGATCTACGGCGACTACTCGATCCTGAAGACCGCCGCAGCCTGACCCCACGACCCAACGCCCCCGGTTCGCAGGCGCCGGGGGCGTTGGCCTGCCTGCAGCCTGCTTGAAGGAGCACCACCATGACCAAGATCCCTGTCGGCGCAAAGGTGCCCACAGACCACCAGCCGAAGGCCGAGGCCGCCGCACAGCACCTCGACGTGTTGCACAACGGCGAGACGTACCGCATCGACCGCGACAACGCCGACAACCTCGAACTCATGGAGTTCACCGAGGACGGCAAATACATCAGCGCCATCCGCGGCTATCTCGGCGAGGACCAGTGGTCCAAGTGGAAGAACGCGAACCGTGATGAGAAGGGCCGCGTCCGGTCGGGCGACTTCGAGTCGTTCCTGCAGTCCGTCATGGACGCGATCGGCGGCAAGTCGGGAAACTCCTCGGGCTCTGCTACCTCCTGAGAGAGCACGCAGGGCCGCTCGAGGCTGACTTCCAGCGGTACTACCAGCTTGATCTGCTGGACCTGTGGCGTGGCCGGTTGACGCCGCGCCGCGCCGCGGTCCTGGCGATGCAACTTCCGTCGGGCGCGCAGACGTGGGTGTCGTGCGGCTTTGACAATGCATGGACGCTCGGCGAGCACCTGACTGCAGCCGTTGTGGATGCGGTGCGGGCGGGCAATTGGCAGCGCGCTGGCGACCCGAAGGCGAGGCGCCCTGAGCCCGTGAAGCGCCCTGCTGACCTGCGCGCCCATGATGCGACCGCGGCCCGCAATGACACTAAGGCGCTGGCGTTCCTTGAACGCCAGAAGCGCCGACAACTTGAGCAGACCGAGGAGGCGTGATGGCCGGCGTTGATGTTGGAACCGCCTACCTGACCGTTGTCCCGTCGGCTAAGGGCTTCGCCGGGAACCTGCAGCGCGAGCTCGGTTCGGGCATGTCCGCTGCCGGTAAGCGCGCCGGCTCGGATGCGGCTGACGGGTTCGGGTCGTCGTTCAAGAGCGGCGTCTCCAACGTCGCAAAGGCTGGCGCGCTGCTCCTCGCTGGAGCTGCCGCTGGCGGTGTCGCGTTCGTGAAGGGCTCCATCTCTGAGGCCCGTGAGGCGCAGAAGGTCGGCGCCATCACGGAGCAGATCATCAAGTCCACGGGCGGCGTCGCGAAGGTCACTGCGGCTCAGGTGGGCGACCTCGCCACGGCCATCAGCAACAAGACGGGCGTCGACGACGAGGCCATCCAGGCTGGCGCGAACATGCTGCTCACGTTCAAGAATGTGCGCAACGAGGCCGGCAAGGGCGCCGACGTGTTCGACCGCGCCACGAAGGCTGCTGCGGACCTGTCTGCGGCCGGGTTCGGCGACATGGCCGGCCAGTCGAAGATGCTCGGCAAGGCACTGAACGACCCCGTCAAGGGCATCAGCGCGCTGTCTCGCTCGGGTGTCACGTTCACCGAGCAGCAGAAGGCGCAGATCAAGACGCTTGTCGCGTCGGGCAAGACGCTCGAGGCGCAGAAGATCATCCTCGGCGAAGTCGAGTCCCAGGTCGGCGGCACTGCGGAGGCGTCCGCTACTGCTGGCGAGAAGCTGGCGACGGCATGGGGCAACTTCAAAGAGGGCATCGGCACAAGCTTGCTGCCTCTCGTGGACAAGCTCGCTACGTTCCTCAAGGACCGGCTGCTGCCAGGCGCTCAGGGCATCATCGACATCTTCGCCAAGGGCAAGGTGACGGACAACTTCGCCAAGGCGTTCAAGATCGAGGACGAGTCGAAACTGGCCGACTTCCTGTTTCGCGTGCGCGACGGCCTCAAGGCCGTGTCCGCGAACGTCAAGGAGTTCGTTGCCGGGTTCAAGTCTGGCGAGGGTGCGGGCGGCGCGTTCCGCGAGAACCTCGCGAAGCTCGTCGACATCGCCAAGGAGCTGTGGCCGTCCCTCAAGGACATTGCCAAGCAGTTGTATGCGGCGCACAAGGCTGTCGGTATCTCGACGTGGTCGGCGTTCCAGCCGATCATCGCGGCACTGCCGGGCATCCTCGAGTCGCTGGCCCCACTGCTCGCGTCCGTGGCGAAGTTCATGGGCGAGAACAAGGAACTCGTCGGAGCTCTCGTTGCCGCGCTAGGCGCAGGCATCGCGGCATTCAAGATCCTCTCCCCCATCGTCAAGGCTTACACGGTCGTTCAGGGCTTGCTCAATGTAGTGATGACTGCGAACCCGATCGGCCTAGTCGTGGTGGCGCTCGCTGCTCTCGCCGCAGGATTGATCTACGCCTACAACAACAGTGAGACCTTCCGGTCATACGTGACTACGGCGTTCAGCATGGTGAAGATTGGCGCGCTGACGCTCGCCAGGGTCGCCGTGACGGCGTTCCAGTTCCTCGCGAACGTGTGGCTCACGGTCGTTGGCGCGCTCCTCGACGGCGCCGCTACGGCGTTCGGCTGGGTGCCCGGCATTGGGCCGAAACTGCAGGGCGCCGCGACGGAGTTCGGCAAGTTCAAGACTGCAGCGAACACGCAACTCGACGCGATCAAGAACGACCTGCAGGTCAACATCAACACCGAGCTGGCGAGCGTCGCGCTCGAGGAGTTGCACCGCGAGTTCATCAACAAGGGCTGGACGGTGACGGCTGAGGTCAACACGCGCATGGTGTACGCGGGCGCTGGACAGTTGGTCCCGGCCCCACGCGCCACGGGCGGCCCCGTGTCTGCGGGTGGCGTCTATGCCGTGGGCGATAACCCTGACGGGTCGTGGAACCGCACGACGGAACTGCTCGTGCCTAGTCGTCCGGGAACCGTCGTGAACCAGGAGCAGATCGCTGCGGCGCTCGGCGGACGATCTGGCGGCCTGTCGCAAAGCGACATTGACCGGCTCGCTTACGCCTTCTCGCAGGTTCAGGTGAAGGCGTCCATCTCGGCCCATTCGGTCAGTGAAGCATTGGTGGCGGGAATGTGAGCAGATGGCCCAACACAGTAACGATCGGCGACTTCGTCGCGGACCTCGACGACCCCGGCGACTTCCGGCTCACAACCAAGGTTGAGGGCTGGGCGTCACCGCCTCGCCGACTCGACAACAACGACCTCACCGGCCGCGACGGCGGGTGGCGTTCCGGGGGCCTATTCGCCGCACGGACCATCGTCCACTCGGGGTTCGTCGACCAGGCTACGCCCGCAGCGGCGGCGTCGATCGTTGACTCTCTGGCGGCGATCCGGCCAGGCGCGCTCACGCCTTACACGGTGGAGCACGAGTCTTTGGGCGCCCGGCAGGTCGATGCGTGCGTCGCTGTCGGTATCGAGCCGAGCTGGATGGATGACAGGTCGTTCACGTACTCGATGACCCTTGTCGCCTATGACCCGTTCAAGAGGTCTACGACGCCGCGCACGACTGTTGTTGCGGCCGGCGCGACTGTCGCGGTTGACAACGACGGGACGGCTGCGGCTGACCTGATCGTGACGCTCACCTCGTCGGGCACGGTCTTGCTGACGTCGGGTGGTGTCACGTTGACGACGGGCACGCTTCCGTCGGGTGCGGTCATCGACACGGGCGCGTGCACGGTCGTTTCGAGCGGCGGCGTGGACTTGTTCTCGTCGGTGCTGGTGCCGCGGTTCCCTGCGCTGCCTGCGGGTGGCGGGTCGGTGCATCAGGCGGGCACTGCTGGCCTGTCCGTACAGACCTTCGACACTTACGCCTAGGAGGGCGCATGGCTACGTTCCCCACTTCTTCGTTTGGTGGCGATCTGCTCGACCAGCTCTCGGGGCACACGACGGCGTTGGCGATTTACACGGTGCCTCCGACGAAGGCTGGCGGCGGCACTGAGGTGCAGCGTGTGACGTTTTCGTTGGCGGCGTCGGTGGATGGTGGCGTGGGTCGCACGTCGCAGCGCACGGGCACGAACGTGCTGTTTCTGGCGGTGCCTGAGGACTCGGGCGACCTGCTCGGCATCGCGATCGTGGACGACGATACGGACGAGATCCTCGTGGTGGATGACGCCTGGACGCCTGTCAACACGTTCTCGGCCGGCGACAACATGCTTGTCGACGCGCTGACCGTGTTCACCGAGAACTGACCTGAGACTCTAGGAGATTCGCAATGGCCGCTACCGGCAAGTTCTACCCGATGGCTCACGACTCCTTCGCTCAGAAGAAGATCGACATCGACTCGGACACGATCAAGGTGATGCTGCTGTCGGCGTACACGTACGCCGCGACGCACCAGTACGTCAGCGACGTGAAGGGCGCCGGCACGGAGGCGTCTGGCACTGGCTACTCGGCTGGCGGCGCGACGCTGGGCTCGGTGACGTGGACACGGTCGACGGACGTGTACAAGTTCGACGCAGCTGACACGTCGTGGACGACGACAGGCGGCGCGCTCACCGCGAAGTACGCCGTGATCTACGACTCGACGCCCGGCTCGGACGCTACGAACCCAGTCATCGGCTACATCAACCTCGACGGCTCTGGCGGCGACGTCACGTCGACCAATGGCACGTTTTCCATCGTGTGGAACGCGGGCGGGATCTTCACGCAGACCGCCTCCTGAGCCACTCCCCCATTCAGCCTGTCGTCGTCGTGAGGGAGTGAATCGTGCCTTTCGACCCCTCGTCGCTGGCTAGCAATGTCCTTTGGCTGCGCGCCAAGGATCTCGGCGCCAACGGCTCGAGCATCACTACGTGGGCCGACCAGTCGGGCGCGGGCCACGACGCGACGTCTTCGGTCGTCAACCCGACTGTCCAGACGTCCGCCACTCCTGGCGGCGGCAAGGCTGCGCTTTTCAACCACTCGATCCTGAACGCCCCGGCGCTCGGCCTGTCCGGCGACGGCGAGATGTGGCTGGTCATCAAGTCGACCGCTGTCGCCGACACTGCCGCCACGACGTGGAAGTTCGGCACCGCCTCCGGTGCGGATATCAACAACTACTACCCGTACTCGGGTGTCGTCTACGACGACTTTGGGTCTAACATGCGTCGCTCGTTCACGCCCACGGTCAGCCTGTCGTCGTGGCGGCTCGTGCGCGTCGGAATCACGGACGGCGGCTCAGGCACCGGCACGTGGTTCTACGAGATTGACAACGTGTCGCAGGCGTCGGTGGCCGGCGCGACGATCTCGTGGCGCACCACCCCCTACCTGTCAAACTCGTCGTTCGGCAACAGCGGCGGGTCGGGTCTGGTAGGCAGCATCGCTGAGGTGCTGGTTCGCAACGCCGTGTCGTCGTCGGCCGAGGTCGCTGACCTAATCACCTACTTCAACACCGAACATGGGCTGTCGGTGTCCGGTGGGTCGGTGTCGGCGACGGTCAATGCGCCAGCCTTGGCGGCAACCTCTGACGTCCTCGACCCGACCGTGTTCGGCGGGTCGAATGTGAGCGTCTCCGCGCCGCTGCTTGCGGCCACGTCGGACGCGCTCGACCCGACGATCTCGCTCGGCGGAGATACTCTGGTCGACGCGCCAGCTCTGGCGGCCGTAAGCGATGTCCTCGACCCGGCTGTCGACATCGTGTCGAACATCGCCGTCGACGCTCCCGTCCTGGCCGCCGTCAGCGACTTGCTCGACCCGACTGTCATTGGCGGCACGGACGTTTCCGTGTCGGCTCCGGTGCTTGCCGGCATGTCGGACGCGCTGAATCCGACGGTGATCCTCGACTCTGCGGAGGCTGTCGATCTTGGCATCCGCCTCGGGCTCGAGGTCTCCGATCAGGTCGTCACATTCGACACGGAGACCGTCGACGTCGGCATCCGGCTCGGGCTCGAAGTGTCCGACGTCATCATCCACGCCGTCGAAACTGTCGAGCTCGGCATCGGTCTCGGGCTGCGCACCTACACCCCGAAGGCTTGGGGTGAGGATGTCCGCACGGGTCGGCCGGCGCCGCGGATCGACATCGCAGATCGTGACGGCACGCTCGTCGCGACCCTGCCGAAGTCGACGCTGAAGCCGCTCACGACCGGCGTCAACGTCCTCGACCGGTTCGGGTTCACGGTCGACCGGAACGACGACCGGGCGCGCCTGATTCAGCCTGTCGCGCATGAGGCGTACCTGTACCGCGGGAACGTGCTGATGGCGAAGGGCCCGATCGGTCCCGGCCAGTCCGGTGACGCGTTCACGTCGTACGACTGCGCCGACCCGCGCTGGCACTTCGCGGACGGGCGGCGCCGCATCGGCCGCATCCCGAAGCGTCAACTGCTCCTGAACCCTGGCTTCACCGAGGGTGCGAACGGTTTGGCGCACTGGGTCGGCGGCTGGGATGACGGGTCTGCTCTGGAGTCCGCTCCTGAGGCGTCCGTCGTCGACGAGTCCTACGCCCGGTCGGGTAAGGCGCTCGAGCTCGGCGGCGTCGACAAGGTGCTGCGCGGCACGGAGACGCTGGAGACGGCTGCCGTGTTCAAGGGCAACCGGCCGTACGCGTGGGAGCCGCTCGCGAACGGGTTCCTGCCCGGTGGCGAGGCCGCCATCACCGCGATCGCGAACATGATGACCGGCCCCGCGCCCGTCGTGCACATCACGGGCCACACCGCCGACGCGGACGCTGGCGACGGTCAGGCACTGTCGGAGCGGCGCGCGCTCGCGGCGAAGGCTGTCGTGCTCGCGCGCTGGCCCGCCGCTGTCGTCACGACCGAAGGCAAGGGCGAGACAGAGCCTGCGGTCAAGGGCCACACCGAGGCGGCGTACCGGAAGAACCGTCGCGTCGTGTTCGACTTCGACCGGAACGTCTCCGCGGTCGGTCACCGCCAGTTCTATTACCAGTGGGTGACGGTCACACAGCCGACGTCGGCGAAGGTGCCCCTGCCTCTGACGTTCGCCGCGGACATGCGGATCATCGAATGGCTCGGTGCCCCTGGCGACGGGTGGGCGATCCTCGTCCGCGCCAAACGCGGCTCGACCGTCATCGACGAGGCGAACGCGACGATGGACGAGTTCACGCCGCGGGTCCGGTGGGCGCACTACGAGGGGACCGTCGAGATCCCCGCAGACGGCATCGCCACCGCAGTGCAGGTCCGGCTGTACCCGCCCGCAGGTTCGTCGCGGTGGGCGAACGCCGGCCTGTGGCCGCAGGACCAGCTCGGGTTCTTCGACGTCGACCAGGCGCTCATCGTCAAGGGCATCGTCGAGCACGTGCAGGACGAGTCCCTCGGTCACGGCGACCTCGGCATCGGCACCCGCACCCCGCTCACGGGCGTCCCGCGAACGCGCGAGTACCCGTACCACGAGCGGATGCCAGCCGACACGGCGATGGAGTGGTTCACGTCCATCGACAAGGGCATGGATATCGACTATGACCAGGTCCGCAATCAGGTCGTGACGCACTACCCGCGCCAGGGCACTTCTGTGGATCTGGCGCTGGTGCATGGCGGTCGCCGGTCGAACGTCGTGGCGTACAAGCCGCTGTCGACGTCCGCGCTGGCGTTGGCGTCGAACGTGATCGTGCAGGCTGACGGTTCGGGCGCGTCCCGACCGGAAGGCTACGCGCGCGACTCGGCCGCTCTGGGCGGGACTCTGGTTGAGGGTGTCATCTCCGCTGAGGAGGAGACGCCGCTGTCGGAGCTCGACGAGGGCGCCGCGTCCGCGCTCGCTGCGTCGCTGCGTGCCCGGCCCGGCTGGGAGGTCACCGTGTCGCCCGACTGGACGACGCGCGTGCTCGACGAGACCGGCAAGGGCGACACGCTGCGGCTGGCGCTCCCTGACGAGGGTGTGGACGGCCCGCACCGGCTCGTCTCGTCCCAGTGGGACCCGGAGACGGACATCGTGACCCTGACGCTCATCGAGGAGGCGTAATGCGCGCACCTGACGGCAGGCCCTACGTCCGCGACGGCATCGGTGAGCAGTTCCGCGCCGGCCGCAAAGCTGACGACGTGCTGTCCCGTCGCCTGAACCGTCAGCCACGCATCCCCGAAGCCACGTCCGGCATCACGGGTGTGACGCGGTTGACGGCCGGCAGCATCGTCCAGGCGAACGATGTGGCGCCGGTCGGGTCGTCAGTGACGTTCGCCGACTACACCATCGCCGCCCTGTTCGGCGACGCTGTGTCGGTCACGGAGGACATCGACGGCAAGATCACGCTCGGAGCTGCCGGGTTCTACGAGTGCCGCGCCTATGTGCGGCTCGCGTGGGACTCCACGGACGCTGTCGACGAGGTGCGCATCTCTGCCGACTACGAGGGCGCCGGGGACGACTACCCGCTCGACTTCTACCGGCTTGGTTCGGCGGATGGTTTGGGCGGTTCACCGTCGCTGCGCCGCACGTTCTCGTGGGGGCCGTTCCATGTGGATGCGGGCGGCTGGACGTTCTTCGGTGTGAACTGGATGACGAACGAGAACTGTTTCCTGTCGTCGATGGCGCTTGACGTGTGGCGGGTCGGCTAGACGCACGAAACCCCGCCCGTGTCGCGTTCGGGTGGCCGGGCTGGGAGGAGCCCATTCTTCCCAGGGGGCGCCGCGACAGGGGCGGGGCAGTTCGTGACGGTCAGCGCGACTGGGTCTTTCCACCCGAGGTCGGCTGCGTGCGGTGGTTCTCGCGATCGTGACGCAGGGTGTCGCGCATGTGGACGTGCGCACCGCAGATAGCGCAGCGCTGCAACTTCCCGCCCTGCTCGTGTGTGCCGGTCCAAGGCATGCGGATCTCCTTCTGGGTCAGTCGACGGTGAGCTTCGCGAGGGCCTCGGCCAGTGCGGGCCGGGAAGCGTTGGCGAGACGCTGACGCAGCACGTACGCGGCGAGGTCCTTGTCGGTGTCGCAGGCGGCGATCCGTCGGTCGCGGTTGCTGGTGGTGTCCATGTCGTGCTCCTCGGTTGGCTGCTGGCTCATCGTGTCCCCTGCTGGTCTGGTGCCTGTCAGTGCGCCTTGTTGCGGGTCTGATACATCATGACACAGATTTGTCGACCGACAAGTGGTAAAGCCAAAGATTCACGCAAGAAACCGTGAGCCTTGCTTGGCGACCGTCAACACCCAGATAGGGTGCAGACGTGGACAGCAAGCTCGTAGGCGTCGCGGAGATGGCGCTCATGCTCGGGGTCACCCGTCAGCGTGTGCAGCAACTCACCCAGCGACCCGACTTCCCCGAGCCGCGCCACCGCTTCATCATGGGCAACGCCTGGCTGCTGACCGACTTCACGGAGTGGGCCAAGGCGAATGGGCGCACGCTCCGCAAGATCTGAGCATGCAAAGACCCACCCCCCGCCGCTGGCACAGCGAGGGGTGGGCGCATTAGTCAGAGGCGCCAAGTCCGCCCCTGATACAAGCCAGCACCCAGCAGATGAGGACAGGGAAATGCCCACCGTACTGCACCGCACAGCCCGACGACTGACCAAGAAACTCGGGGTTCACGGCTCGGGCCTAGTGCTCATCGCCATCATGTGGACCCTCATCGGAATCAGTGCACTGTCACCGCAGCCGGCGCAGCCACAACCAGGCGCATACCTTTTGCACCAATACATCCCGCCCGTCATCACCGCAACGATGTGGTTCACGGCCGGGCTGGGATGCCTCGCCGCAGCCCTCGACCGCAACGGCCCCCGGCGCGACGGACTCGCCCTCGCCCTCGCTGTCATCCCGCCCGTCATCCGAGTCACGTCCTACCTGTGGTCGTGGGGCATCAGCCTCATCCCTGGCGACCCAGCCGGCTCCCCTCGCGGGTGGTACGCCGCGGCCCTGTTCTCCTGCCTCGTCGCGCTTGTGTGGCTCGTCGCCGCCATCCCCGAGGAGAACGGAAACGGCAAGCCGCACCCCTAACGAGAGGCCCCGGCGCCCATGGAAAGCACACTCCTCACGGTCTTCGGGGCTGTGGTGGTGGCACTCATCACCGGCATCGTGACTTGGGCGGTGGCCCGCACGAACGCGCAGAGCAGTGAACGGAACGTGACCATCCCGCCATATGGGGCTCTCGCCGACCGCGTGACCAAGCTCGAGGTCAGCGACGCGAAGAAGAGCGACAAGCTCCAAGAGCAGGACCAAGTCATCAGCATCCTGCGCAACCGCCTGACGGTTGTCATCAGCGACAGGGACTCCCTGGTTGCCTACGTGCGCCAGTGGAATGCGTGGTTCATGTCGGGCGCGACACCGCCACCTCCACCCGTGCCGACGCATCTGCGTGACCTGCTGGACCCGGACTCGTGGGACGTCGCGCGCATCACTGAGACGACCACGACCACGACGTACGCGACCCCACCGAACAACGGCGGTGGCGACGTCTGACCTTAGGAGGCCGCATGGGTGGCTCAACCCTGCCCACCGCATCAACGCCCGGCTACACGTCCTTCCGCGGCTGGGTCGCCTGCGTGTGCCTCGCCCAGTGGCTCCCCGCCTACGAGCGGCTCCTACTCGCCCGCGGCCTGATCAAGTCGAACATCGACATTTGGCAGCTCACCGGGGGCGCGGCAGCGTCGGGCGGCACCCACTCGCAGGGCGGCGCGTTCGACCTGCTCTACCAGACCACCGCCGCTCACGTCGCCGTCGCACGCGAGATGGGCGCCCCTGCTACGTGGGCTAGGACCGTCTCGCAGGGCTTCTCCAAGGCCCACACCCACGGCGTGCTGTCCGGCTGCCCACACAACGCCCCCGCCGCCTACCAGATCACCGCACAGAAGCGCGGCTACAACGGCCTCGGTCAAGCCACGTCTGGCACCTACGCCGGCATGTGGGGCTATGGCTTCAAGGACGAGTTCCCCGACCCGAAGACGTACCGCTCGTGGCGTGAAGGCATCGCCTGGGCCGAAGCGCAGATCAAGACACTCACCGCCCAGCAGGAGGACCCCATGCCCACACCCGCCGAACTCTGGGCCGTGCCATTCAAGTCGCCCACCGACGACGTGTCCTACCCTGCGAGCTCGTGGCTCGTCATGGCGAACGTCAAGGCAGGCGAGGCCCGCGCGCTCGCGTCGAAGGCACTCGCTGAGGTGGCCGCACTCCGGTCCGCGTTCCAGGCCCTCGCCGCCAACCCTGACATGACGCCCGAGCAGGTCACCGCCGCAGCGAAGGCTGGCGCGCAGGCTGCCCTCGACGAGAAGATCACCGACGCCGTCACCACCCTCAACGTCAACCCGACCTGACCAGTGCGCCGCGACTTCCGGCAGATCGGCAGGCTCATCGGCCGGGAGCGCGTCACCGCAGCCATCGCTGCATGTGCCCTGGCCGGCGCGCTGATCGCCACCGGCATCGAACTCGCACGTCAACGGAGGCGCGCATGAGCAGCCCCGAGCCGCCGACCCTCATCATCCCGACCCGACGGTGCTGGCAATGGTGGGCGCGACGTGCCCACCGGCCGCACCTCCACGGAAACGTGCCGAACACCCGACGGTGCCCCGGCATCCGACCCACTGAAGGAGCAGCATGAACCTCGACCGAGTGAAGCCATTCGCCAAAGCCGTCGTGGCGTTCGTCACCCCCGGCGCCGTCGTCATCGGCTCAGCCGTCACCGAAGCATCCCAAGGCGGCTCCAACATCACCGCCGCCGAATGGGTCACCGCCATCGTCGCGTGCGTCGTCACGGCCGGCGCGGTCTACGGCGTCCCGAACAAGGACCCGCAGGCCACGCACCAGCACGAGTCCGTTCAACCTCCGCTCGCGTGACCGGCGACGACAAGCCGCCCACCTCGAGCGGCCTCACTGACATCGTCCACGAGGCGCTGTCCCAGCCCGTCCAACGCCCGTCGCTGTGGCAGCGGTTCCGGTCGTGGCTGTCACGGCAACGGTCCAAGCTCGCCACGATGGGCGGCTATTGGGGCGGAGTCACTATGAGGTGGCGCGACAAGCCCTGACGCACGACTGAGCCCCGCTCACCTTCGGGTGGGCGGGGCTCTTCGTCGTAGGTGCCGACTAGGATGGCCATGCAAGACCCCCGCGACACGGTCAGGTGTCCGGGGGCGCGACCGACTGTTAAGGAGTCGATATGAGCAACCCTACACTCGTCTCACGGGTGAGCCTCGAACACCTGGCGGCACTGGCTTTCTGGGGTCGCGTCGACCAGCACGGAGACTCCGAGTGTTGGCCATGGATGGGCGGCAGGTCCAAGCAGGGATATGGCGTCGTTCACGTTCCGGGCCGCATCACCGGCCTAGGACGCCCAGTCGCGATCCACACTCATCGAGTGGCGGCATCGCTCGCTCGTGGCGCGGTCCTCACCGCATCTGAGGTAGTCGACCACCGTTGCTACAACACTGCTTGTTGCAATCCCGCACATCTCGACGTGACGACGCAGCTCACCAACGTTCGCCGATCCCGCAAGCCACTATGCCGGCCCATGCCGTTCCCTCGGCCCGACGGCTCGATCCGGTGGCAGGTTCGCTGGTACGACTACTCGGGACCGAAGCGGCGCTACCTGTCGCGCTCGTTCGAGTCCGAGGCCGAGGCGTGGGCCTTCTCAGGGGCCAATCGGGTGGCCTGAGGACATGGCATATATACACACTCAACCCCACCGGACCCCAGAAAACACCACACTATCGGAGATTGGAAAGGGCCTCTGACCTGCGCAAACGTCGTTTTCGTGCTCAGCTTAGCACCGTCTGACACGGGTTCAAGTCCCGTCACTCACCCCAAAGTAGGACTGAACGAAAAGGCCCCGTCACCTGCGGAAACGCAGGCGGCGGGGCCTTCGTCGTTCCGCGGCGCGCACGCCTAGGGCACAAATATGCGCACCTCAGGCGTAGACTGGAGGCATGGGAGACCCCCGCGACGGGCAAACGTCCGGGGGTGTGACCGACTAGCAAGGAGTCGATATGGGCAAGGCTAGCAGTGACGGGTGGCTCGACTATGCGGAGGTGGAGGCCACTTCGGCTGGCCTGTCGAGGGATCAAGTGTCGGGGATGCAGGCGTTTCTGCTGGGCGCAGTGCTGACCTTCTTCGACGAGTCGCCTATCGTTCCCATGACCGACTCGCGATGGCGCAGGCTCGTGCGCGCCGCGATCGAGGAGGAGCAGTCGTGACCGCGCCGACGCTGACCGAGTTCCTCCTCGCCCGCATCGCCGAGGGCGGGCCGAAAGCCGAACTCGTGACTCGCTTGGGTGACGACGTCACCGACGGCGACCTCACGACGGCGAGCGACGCCACCCTGCGGGCGCTCGCAGGGGTCTACGCCGACCACCCCGACTACGACGAGGCGTGGCGTGCCTAGCGTCAACTCCCGCACCCTCAAAAGCGGCCGGACCGTCTACTTCGTCCGAACCCGCAACGCCCTCGGCAAGCAGACGTCCGAACGTTTCGACACCAAACGCGAAGCCGAGACCTTCGCCAAACGCGTCGAACGCATCGGCGGCCCCGCAGCCATCGCCGAACGCGCCCGCAAAGACCGCGCCGACAGCGACTATGTGCCCACCCTTGCCGAGTGGCTCCCTCAGCACATCGAGCAGCTCACTGGAGTCACCGACCGCACGCGCCTCGACTACGCCTCAATGGCTGCGCGCACGTTCATGCCGATCCTCGGCGACACGCCCCTCGACGGGATCGATCGCGCCGCCGTGGCCAAATGCATCAACGCGCTCGACGCGAAGGGTCTGTCCGCGAAGAGCATCGCCAACGCACACGGGCTGCTGTCCGCTGTCATGGCGTCCGCGGTCCTGGCCGACCATGTCGGCACCAACCCGTGCCACAAGATGCGCCTCCCCCGCTCCCGCGAGACCGAACGCCGAGACGAACGGTTCCTGACGCACGCCGAGTATTACCGGCTGCTCGAGCAGATCCCCGCCGCGCACAAGCCGCTCGTCATCACCATGTTCGGCACTGGCCTGCGCTGGTCCGAGCTCACCGCGCTCGAGGTCCGCGACGTCATCCTCGGCAACCCGCCCACGCTGCGCGTCAACAAGGCGTGGAAGTCGACACCCGGCCGGGCGCGTGAGATCGGCCCGCCGAAGTCCACCAAGTCGCGGCGCACTGTCATGCTTCCAACCCAGGTCGTCGACGCCCTCACGCCGCTACTGGACCGGCCCGGCGACGCCCTGTTGTTCACGGCACCCCGAGGCGGCCCGATCTACCACGGCTGGTGGCGAGCTCGCGTGTGGGTGCCAGCGTGCCAACGCGCCGGCCTGGCATCGCCCCGAGTCGAGGGGAAGCGGTACGTGTACGACGGGCCGCGCATCCACGACGCACGCCACACCCATGCCTCATGGCTGATCGAACAAGGCGCAACCCTCGAGATGGTGCAGGACCAGCTCGGCCACGAGTCAATCCTGACAACACGCAAGGTCTATGGCGCGCTGCAGCCGGCGATGATGTCTGCGCTCGCTGAGGCCGCTACCCGCGCGATGGCGATGGGCGCTCCGGAACCTGTCGCGCATATCGAGGCCTAGCGTCTCGCCCGCGCCGCCTGCTCAGCCATCATCACCAGCAGCTCGCGCGCGTCAGGTGACATGAGGCGCCACGAGTCCAGCAGCCGCACGAGCAGCGGGTCATGCTCCCGGCGCACACGACCGCCCTGCACAATCCGCAGACACGACCCAGGCGCCCAACCAAGCGCAGCCTCGATCGCCGCCAGGGTCGCGTCGAGATAGTTCGACCGGTTCCCGTTCTCGATGTCGTCGATGACGCGCTCCGAGACCCCCGACGCTCGAGCGAACGCCGCACGGGACCGCCAGTGCCGCCCCCGCTCCGATGCGATCTCGCGCCCGAGCCGCTGCCAACCAACCTCCGTCACGTTGCGTCACCATTCCCGGCTTGCCCGCCGTGTGCACGCTCACATCGGGCCATGCGTCGAAGCGATGGCAAACTCCCGCAAATGGGCGCAACGTCAGGTCAATGCTTAACGACCCGAAGCATGCGCCGCGCATCGAGACGCGGCACGCCATCCTCCTGCTCGGCCCGCAACTCCCGTTCGTAATCCATGCGGCCGACCCTCTTCCCCGCCTCGTACAAGTCGATCGCTGGAGCCATCAGGCGCCGGAACAACCAGCCGATGGTGCCGGTGCCCGCGACCAGCATCGAGAGGCGCCCGACATGGTCAGACACGTCGGGCCCGAACGGGATCACGGCATAGAGCTGGATGGTCCAGGCGACGATGGTTGCGGCGTGAGAGGCGTTGTGGACGATCTTTCGCATGGAGGGTTCCCTGACTGTTCCGGGTGGTGCCGGCTCGACCCAGCCGCGGCCCCGAGCGGCTTCAAGTCGGGCTGGTGTCTGTCCTGCGAACGTACGTCGGACCACCGACACTTACCACCCAAACCGGGTAAAAAGCCCCGATCGTCTCATGCGTGCCGCGCCGGCCGCTCCTCGCCCTCCGCTTCGCGCCGCAGACGCTCCTCCGCGCGCATGAACAAGTCGATCATCGGCAGGGTCAACGCCTTGCAGATCATGTCGAGCTGCGCGACGTCGATGGTTCGCTCTCCGGAGACCAGTCGTGACAGGGTCCGCTCGGGGATGCCGGACTTCTGGGCCAGGGTGCGCACTGTCATGCGGGCGGCACCCATCTCGGCGCGGATCTGCGCTGCCATGGCGAGTGAGAGCGCGCTGTGTTTGCGCGCGTTCGATGCCTTATCCATGTCCACATGAGCACCGTACCGCCAGCTTGATACGTCGAGTTACGGGATCTGGGCAAAAACTTTCCGCAAGGTGCTTCCCGTATGCCCATATAGGCAGTAGTCTGCCCATATGGACAACACGACGGACACATCAAGGAAAGTCGCAGCAGCCGTGTCCGCCGCACTCGGGGTAGCTGGGATCAGCGTCCTCACCGCGGCAGAGCAGACCGGCATACCCCGATCCACCCTCACCCGACGCCTCACCGGAACCAGCCCCTTCACCATCGTCGAACTCGAACTCGTCGCGAACCTTCTTGGGCAGAGCGTAGAGCACTTCATCGTCGACGAGGTGGCAGCGTGATGGCCGGCCAGTTGCTCACGGTCGACCAGGTCGCCTCCATCCTGAATGTCAGGCCCTACACGGTCCGCGACTACGCCAAGTCCGGCGCTCTCCGCGGCTCCAAGCCAGGCAAGCGCTGGCTGTTCGAGCAGGCCGACGTGGACGCATTCGTCGAGTCCGCGCAGAACCGTCCGCGTGAGACCGAGCGTCGTCGACGGAGGCGTGCAGCATGACTGCCATCTACGCCGACCCGACCCTGCTGTGGGAGCGCCTGCTCAGCCGCGTCACGGTCACCAGCTCGGGATGCTGGCTCTTCACCGGCTGCACGAACTCCCGCGGCTACGGGCAGGTCTGCTCCGGCCGCAAGGGCAAGAACGTCCTCACCCACCGCCTGGCCGTGATCGTCCGCGACGGCGGCATCCCTGACGGAATGACCGTCGACCACCAGTGCCACGACTCGCAGACGTGCCGCCTGGACGCCGACTGCCCGCATCGCCGCTGTGTCAACCCGGCCCACCTCAAGGTGATGACCGGCGCGGACAACTTGCGCCGTCGCTGGATCGCAGGGAAGTGCCACCTCGGCCACGAGCTGACGTGGCGCAAGGACCGCCGCTCCCGCGAATGCGTTACCTGCCGCGCCGATTCGCTCGAGCGCGCCTAGAACGCCGTCGGGTCGGGCTTGACCTCCCACCCCCCCGGATCGGTCGCCCGACCCGACGTGCACACCCCACACCAAAGCAAGTGGGACCGCCCAACCCTCGCAAGGCCGCGGTCCCAACTCACCCGCAAGGAGTATCGCATGACCACTTCACCCGCCACCACCCACCAGAGTCACGACACCCCGGTTCTGATACACCCCACGACCGCCGACATGGTCGCGTCCGCGTCCGTCGCAGCCGTGTTCCTCGACTCCCTCGGCATCACCGGCCACTCCATCCGCGTCACGCCCTGCGGCCGGGTCGAGGTTGAGGTGGACCGCGCTGACTTCCTCGCGGCCGCGAACGCCGCCACCGCGGAGTGGGGTGGCGCGCGCACGACTGAGCCGGGTGCCGTGTTCGTGGACGCCCGGATTCATGGGGTGCCGGTTCAGGTGTGGACGGCGGTGGAGCTGTGAACGCCTACGAGCCCGGCACCGTCGCTGTCGCCACCGTGCGCGGCGTGCCCGACGTCCGCGTCATGCGCTGTGGCCCCGAACAGCCGTTCTGGATGTCGCCTGCCTATGAGGGAGACGCTGACGGCAGTGAAAAGCGGTGGCGGATGCACAAGGACCGCGACGTCACCGACGTCCGCCCGCTCGTCGTGCTCGACCTCGACGACATCGGCATGTCCGTGTCTGACCTCGTTCTCGATCTGCGGGGCATCGGGTCAGTGGCTGGCGAGATCGTCGCTGACCAGATCGAGGCGCAGACGAAGCCGCAGCGCATCCCCGAGCCCGGCCTGTGGGGCGTCGTCGAGGCGCACACCAAGGACAACGCCGAGCGCCGCCAGTTCGGACGCGTTCCCGAGACGGACGAGCAGCACTGGATCGAGACCGACGCCATGGGCTGGTTCGAGTGGCGCCACCTCGTCGACCCGGTCCTCGTCCGCGACGGCATCGAGGAGACCTCATGATCCTCGAAACCTGGAACCCCGCACCCCTGCCCACCCGCGCACCCCACGCACCCCGCGTCCACGTCAACCCAGAACGCATCCCCTACCTGTTCATGCGCGACGTCACAAGGCACATGCGCGACGGCGCCGGGATCGACCGGGCCATGACCCTCGCCGGAATCGACGCCGACGACGCACTCACCGCATGGAGGATGTCGTGAAGACGACGACGCGCAGCCGCCGACTCGGGAACCTCTTCACCCGCATGTACGGGCTCGGCCTCATCAGCGGGTCATCACACTCCTACGGCGGCACCGACGGCGAGAGCCACACCGCCTACTGGAGCGGCAAGCGTCCATACATCCTCGGTCTCCAGCGCGGTCAGTGGGCATGCCTCATCAAGCGGCGACACATCGCCAAGCCAGAAGAGCGCTACGGGACGATGTGCGGCCGGTGCATGCCCTGCCCGTCATGCGGCGAAACCACCTGGGACCACTACTGCCCGGAGCGTGCGTCATGAGCCGCAGCTTCGATTTGTATGCAGCCGAGAGACGCGCCGGGCACGTCGTGTTCATCGCCGGACTCTGGCTCATCCGCGCCTACATCCTCACCAAATACCGGGCAGGCGACGCACGCCGGATCATCCGAGGCGCCCGATGAGCGCCACTGACGAGAACTGGCTCCGGCGTGAGTTTGCGCGAGCACGAGCGCGATCAGCGCAACTTCCGAACTTCGCGAGACCCGTGGTTGTCCGTGCCGCACGCAGTCAGAAGGGCCACGACGACTCGTGCGAGTTCCACGCCTACGGAACTTGCGACTGCGCAGCACGCGCCGAGGTGACCCGGTGAGCACCCAGCCAGAGTGGCGGCAGGTCGAGCGGATCGTCTCTGCCGCAAGCGAATCGCAGAGTGGCTGCTGGGTCGTGTCCACCTGGCTGAATCGCCAAGGGTACGGCCTCGCCCGGTTCCGTGGCGCTCGGATGATGGCACATCGGGCCACGTACACCTACTTCCGGGCGGACATCCCCGAGGGCCTCGAGCTCGATCACTTGTGCCGCACCCGCGCATGCATCAACCCGTGGCACCTCGAGCCCGTCACGCGGCGCGAGAACGCCCTTCGGTCTGAGCCGGCGTCGCGACCCAAATGCATCCAGGGCCACCCGCTGAGCGGAGAGAACCTCTGGATTCGCCCGAACGGGTGGCGCGTCTGCCGAACCTGTCAGCGCAAGTCTCGCCGCGAGTCGGCAGCAAGGAGGGCAGCCGCATGATCGGGCGCCCCATCGGTGAAACACATGGAGAGCAGTGCGATTCGGACGATCCGTACTGGTGGTGCGATTCCTGCCGCCACAACCTCCGCTGCGACGAGGAGGACTGATGACCGGCCACGAACTCATGGACTTCGGCGCGCTCCTCTGTGGAATCGCCACCATCACAGGCTCACTCGTCATCTGCGCCATCTTCGGCCTCTACCAACTCGACGACTCGCTCAGGAGGGACGACGACCAATGAGCCAGCCCAAGCTCCTAGACCTGTTCTGCGGTGCAGGCGGCACTGGCATGGGCCTTCACCGCGCTGGCTTCGACATCGTGGGGGTCGACAAGGAAGCGCACCCCGAATACCCGTTCCCGATGTTCGTCGCCGACGCGCTCACATTCATCGACGACGGGTGGATGGAGGCGGGCAACTTCGACGCCGTAGCTGCCGGGCCACCATGCCCGCGCTACTCAGTCGCCACGCCGGAACATGCCCGCGACAACCACCCCGATCTCGTGCAGCCCGTGCGGGAACGCCTCATCGCATCCGGACTCCCCTACATCATCGAGAACGTCCCCGGCGCGCCGCTGATCGATCCGATCCTCCTGTGCGGCTCAATGTTCGGCCTCGGGGTCCGCCGGCACCGCCTGTTCGAGTCGAACATTCCGCTCGAGCAGCCGACCTGCCGACACAGCCAGCAGCAGCAGGTGTGGGGCGTCTACGGGCAGCACGGCGACCTCCGCGGCCCAGTGCCACGCCCAAACGGGACGAGTCGCGGCGGCAAGGCGAGGGATGCAGCTCACGCACGCGAAGTCATGGGCATCGACTGGATGACCCAGTGGGCCGACCTCGCCGACGCAATCCCACCGTCTTTCACGGAGTTCATCGGCCGACAGCTCATCGCGCATATCGAGGAGAAGGCCGCATGAACCTCACCGTCGGCACCTTGACCGGCGCCCACCATGGCCTGCGAGCCCGAGTGACCCTCTCCCTCAGCGAGATTCGCGAAGGCATCCTCTCGTTCGCCGCGAACCCTTCCTACCGCCGACACGTCCGCCACTGGTGGCTCATCGTCCCGTCGGCATTGCCGCACTTCAAGCACGACGCCCTCAGCCTCCAATGGTCCGGGGATGCCGCCGTGGAAACCCTCGCTTCGGAAGGCATGACTGATGACTGACCCGAACCCGGCCCAGCGCCGCGACTGGTGGTCCAACAACTACGAGTGCGTCATGCCGGCCGATCCCGACGAGCGCGCCGCCTACGAGGCGCAGCTCGCCGACGAAGCGGAGAACGGGCCAGCCGCATGAACCCGCCACTGTGGCCGACTCCGAAACCGACCCGCTGCCCCTGCAACACCTGCACCGAAAGGCGCAACACATGACCACCGACACCGACCAGCGACCCCGCGCCGCATGCGCCGACAAGGTCGACGACTGGCTGTGGACTGAACACCGACCGTCCGAGGAGCCCATCGCACTCGCCGAAGCCAAGCCGATCTGCGGCGGCTGTGCCGTGCGCGAACGCTGCCTGGAGTACGCCCTCGCCGACCTGAGCCTCGTCGGCATTTGGTCGGCGACCACACTCGCCGAGCGTCGACGCATCGTCCGCAACCGAGCCCGCAAGTCACGCGCCCAGGAGGCGACCGCATGACCCTCAAGTTCAACGAAGCCGCCCACCGTTACTGGCTCGACGGCAAGGCCATCCCTGGAGTCACAACGCTTCTCGGCAAGGGACTGCCCAAGCCGGCACTCCCCCGCTGGGCCGCGAAGTCCGCCGCGGAGTACGTCGCCGACAACCTCGAAGTCCTCAACGCGCTGCCCGATCGCGAGTCGATCATCGCCACCGTCAAGCAGTCGCCATGGACGGCGCGTGACCGGGCCGCTGTGCGCGGCACCGACGTCCACGCGCTCGCCGAGGAGCTGATCCACGGTCGCGACGTCGACGTCCCCGAGCACCTCGCTGGATACGTCAACGGCTACGTCCGGTTCCTCGACGAATGGCAGCCCACGCCGATCATGACCGAGCGTCCGGTGGCGAACCGGAAGTGGTGGTACGCCGGCAAGCCCGACGCGATCGTGGCCCTGCCGTCGGGCGAGCGGCTGCTCCTCGACTGGAAAACGTCGAAGGGCGTTTACGGCGAGACCGCGCTCCAGACCGCCGCCTACCGAGGCGCCGAGTTCTATGCCGACGAAGACGGCAACGAGCAGCCCATGCCCGAGGTCGACGGCCTCGCAGTCGTACACATCACCGAGCACGCCACCGAGGTCTACCGGTTCACAGACGCCGACGCCGCGTGGAAGGACTGGCTCCACGTCCTCTGGGTGGCCCGCGCCGAAGACCGCATCCGGTCCCAGATCACTTCTCCCGCAACCGCTCCGACAGCCGAGGACATCGCATCATGACCGAACTAACTCACTACCAGGCGCCCATGAGTGCCACCGGCAACGGCCTCGTCCAGTGGGGCGAAGCGCTCACCGCGGCGCACCGCATCGGGTCCGCGCTCTGCTCCACCGCGTTCGCCCCAGCACACTTCCGCGGCAAGCCTGAGGAGGCCGCGGCCGCGATCCTCTACGGCGCCGAGCTCGGCTTCTCACCCACGCAGGCCCTCCGGTCCATCTTCATCATCGGCGGGTCGCCCGGCCTCTACGCGAAGCAGATGGTTGCACTCGTCCTCACCCATGGGCACGAGGTGTGGACCGAGGAGAAGGCCGACGCCAAGGTCACCGTTAAGGGCAAGCGCGCCGGGTCGTCCCACGTCATAACCGAGACGTGGACGACCGCCCGCGCACAGAAGGCCGGTTACACGAAGAACCCGAAGTACGGCACCGACCCGCAGGCCATGCTGTACGCCCGCGCCGCCGCCGACGTGTGCCGCCAGGTCGCGCCAGACGCCCTCGCCGGCCTCGCCACCTCAGTCGAGGAGCTGGAGTATGAGCAGCCTCTCCCGACCGTGCGTGTCAGCCGCGCCAAGCCCGAGCCGGCGCCGATCCCCGAGCCGGACCTCGAGCAGATCGAGGCGCCGCGGTCGACGCCCGAGCCCGACCTCGAGCCGACCGTCGACGCCGAAGAGGTCACCGACGAACCCAAGCTGACTGCACGCCAGCGCGGCAAACTGTTCGCCCTGTTCGGCCAGAAGGGAATCCCCGAGCACGAGCAGATCCCCGGCATCGCACACATCGTCGGCCGGCCCGTGGAGCACCGCGACGCGCTCACGTCGGACGAGTTCGACAAGGTGATCGCCGCCCTCGAGTCACGCCCCGACGCCGTCGAGGTGGAGTCGTGAGGCCCGAGTCGATCCCCGCCCAATGCGTCACCGGCAAACGCAAGTTCGCCACCGAACGCGACGCACGCATCGAACTCGTCGGCGCCTGCGTGGACCGCAACCGGGGCCGCAACCACCGCAAAGAGATCCGGGTCTACGCCTGCCACATCTGCGGCCAGTTCCACCTGACCAGTTCGCCACTCAGGAGCGACGCGTGACCGACACCCCCTGGCACTGCGGAGACGGATGCCCGCTTCGCGGCTGCACCGACTGTGTGTTCCGTGGCGGTGATTCCGTTGCGCCGCAACAGGATTCGTGCTCAGAGTGGGCGAGTTTCGGCGGGTCTGTGGCGTATGATGGGGGTAGCAAAACGGCCCCCGGATCGCGTCAACGAATCCGAGGGCCTCGCCCCACCGAAGCCGCTAAGCCTGACGGAAGGACGTGCATCACATGATGCCACAGACACCCACCCCCGATACACCCAGCGAGCGCATGGCGCGCTACGGCGAAGCCATCTGGACCGCCTCTCGCGACGACGAGGGCACCATCTCGGCCACCGGCGCAAACATCGTTGCCCGTGCCGCGATGGCCGTGGCTGACGCCGAGGTGACCGCCATGGCTCGCAAGGCGGCTCGCCGGATCGTGGATGAGCGACGCGAACTGGCGCGCTACAAGCGGGGCGGCAAGACGCTCGGCGAGATCATTGAGTGGCAGTGCCGCGCAGTCCTCGACGCCTCCGGGATGCACCACCTGATCAATGAGGATGGTGACGGCGACTGGGGGCTCGTCTGGGAGCGCCTCGCAGAACTGCGTCCACGCCTAGAGGCCGCCGAGGTCAAACTGGCGCGAGTCGAGGCGCTGGCTATGGAGTGTGAGCGTCGCGCTAAGGGCGCGGACTGAATGCGCCGGCCATCGTCAAATCGATGGGCGGCCGAAGCCGTCCGAATCCGCGTCGCGCTGGACGGTCCCGCATGAGTCTCTACTATTCCGACGAGTCGGTGACGCTCTACCATGGCGACTGCCGCGACGAGGTCGCATGGCTGGCCGCCGACATCCTCGTCACTGACCCGCCCTATGGGATCCGGTGGTCGAACCACTCGGCCTACAACGGTGGCACGGCTGGGAAGTCGATCGCTGGCGACGTCGACACGTCGTGCCGAGACGCGGCGCTGTCCGCATGGGGCGATCGCCCTGGCATCGTCTTCGGCTCATGGGCTGCGCCGTTCCCCGAACATCGACAGGCCCTCGTGTGGCGCAAGCCGTCGGACTCCGGTGTCATCGGCAGCACGACTGGATACCGCCGCGACACGGAGTTGATCTTCCTCACCGGCTCATGGCCCAAGCGATCCGCCGCGCGCTCATCCGTGCTGACCACCGACGCGGGCATGGGCTCATACCTGAACGGTCACCCACACGCCAAGCCGACATCGCTGCTCCTCCGGCTCCTTGAGTGGACCGAAGGCAAGGTGGCCGACCCGTTCGCCGGCAGCGGATCGACCCTTGTCGCGGCCAAGCAGCTCGGACGCAAGGCCATTGGCGTCGAGCTTGAGGAGCGCTACTGCGAGGTCATAGCCAAGCGTCTCGCGCAGGGCGTCCTCGACTTTGGCGAGGCGGGCTGACGTGCCTTGGTTCAAGGTCGACGACACCATGCACAGCCACCCCAAGGCGCGGCGAGCCAGCCTCGCAGCGGTGGGCCTCTGGACACTCTGCGGCACTCACAGCATGGCCTACAAGCTCGACGGTTTCGTGCCGGACTGGGTCGTGGGCGATTACCCGAGTGGCAAGCGTCTCGCCGCCGAACTCGTGCGAGTCGGCCTGTGGGCCAATGCCATCCGCACCGACGAGGCTGGCGATGAGCCGGGCTACCAGTTCCACGACTGGCTGCACTACCAGCAGTCGGCCGAGGAGATCGAACGCGACCGCCAGCACAACCGTGAGCGGCAACGCAACTTCCGCAAGAAGCTCCGCGAGGGCAAGCCGAAGGAGAGTGGGTAACGGTGTCTGTAACGCGTTACGTAACGGGTGAGTCACGGCGTGAGTCACGAGACCCGTACCGAACCGATCCGAACCTGACCGGCCCTACCGCTTTCTTGTGGCTGAGTTCCCCATCATGGCGTTCAGTTACGTACCGCGCGAGCGGGGCGACGCCATGATGCACATCGACCACACCCAAGCCACAGCCCTCGCAGCGTTCGTCGGACGCATCCGGCCCGACTGGGACCACCCCGGCATCGTCGCCGCCATCGGCAAAGCCCGCAGCCTCGGATCGGCCGCCGCAGTCGGCGCCGCGCTGTGCCGCCTCGCCGAGAACCTCGAACTGCGCACCCCGGCCATGCTCGCCGAACCCGGCAACCACTGGGGCGGCACGTCGGTCGCGTCACGCCAAGCGCCGAGCATGTGCCCAGACCACCCGACCGAGAAGGCCGGCGCGTGCCTCGTCACGGGCCCTTGCTCGCACGAAGTCGTCACCGACACGAACCGCGCGCACGAGCTCGCCGCACAGGTCAAGGCCGCGATCCCGCGCCGGCAGACCATCCACAAACACCCCGCCCCGCCCGCGACCGACGTGCGCGAGGCCAGGAACCGCATCGACGCCGAGGAGGCGACCCAGTGAGTGAACCAACCCTGACTGTCGGCATCGACAAAGACGAGTGGTACCCCGTCTACTCGATCGTTTCGGCAGACGCCACCTATGCAACGCGCTGCGAGATCCCGGCCGACCTCGTGGTGCGAGCGGAACAAGCTCTCAGCGAGTTCGGCAAGGTGCAGAACGAGATCGAACGCCACCTTTTCCGTGACGGGGAGGCGCAGCGATGACCTGCATCCGCAAGCCCGGAAGCGTCTGGACCTCATGCCGCTGCGACCGCTGCCTACCCGTTCGCAGCCGCATGGCAAAACTCCACCGCAACAACCGGCTCCCCGTCGACAGCCGCGACAAAGCATGGCGGCGCATCGTCCAGTGGGAAGCGGCCGGCTACACCGGGGGCGTCATTGCCGGCATGACGGGGCTCGCCGACCGGACAGTCCAGCCGATGCTCTACGCGGCTCGTGACGGCTCGCGCATCCGCATCACCCACGCCACCGCCGCCAAGATCCTCGCCGCGCCCGCCCAGCCCGTCGACGGCTCCGGCTGGATACCGTCGCTCGGCACAGTTCGCCGCCTCCGAGCGCTGACCGTGATGGGCTGGTCGATGCGTGACCTGTCTGAGCGGTGCGAGCTGCAAGAGTCCACTCTGGCCGCGCTGCGCAACCCGGTTCACAAGATGACCCGCCCGAAGTTCGCGGCTATCGTCGCGGGCCTTTACAGCGAACTGTCCGGCACGCACGGGCCGGGGCGTCACGCGGCGACTCGGGCGCGTAACCGCGGGTGGCTTCCACCGGCGGCCTGGGACGACGACTCGATCGACGACCCGAACACTGAACCGGCCGTGACGAAGCAGGCGACCGCGAACCGTGGCCGGCCTGTCGAGCACGTCATCGAGGACATCGAGTGGATTCTCGAGCACGACCCGCTCATCACGTCGACCGAGCTCGCGCAGCGTCTCGGGTATGCGACGAAGTCTGCGATCCAGCACGCGCTCGAGCCTGGCCGCGGGAACCGGCCTGACCTGCTCGCGCGCCTCGCACGCAACGCGGAGGTGAAGGCCGCATGAGCTCGTATTCACAGGGCCGTGACGTCGAGTACGCCGTCATCGACGACCTCAAGGGCAACGGCTACGACACTGTCCGCGCGGCCAGCAGTAAGGGCCTTGCCGACGTTGTGGCCATCAAGCCCGGCCAAGTCCTGATGGTCAACGTCAAGAGGACCACGCCGCCCGGACCTGCCGAGCGTGCCGACCTGCTCAGGGTCGCCGGCTACCTGCCCGGTGTGGGTGTGCCGCTCGTCGCGCTCGGTCCGGCGTCCAGGGTCACGTACCGGCGCCTGACGGGTGTGGGCGCGAAGGACTGGGTGTCGTGGACGCCCGACGAGATCGGAGACGCCGCATGAGCGACCAGATCCGTGAAGGCGACATCGTCCACGTCACCATCGACGGCGTCACCCACGAAGCCATCGCAGACGGCGGACCCGAGAACGGCGAAATCTGGGTCAGGTTCACGACCCGCGGCCGTGAGCAACCCATCCCAGCGAAGTACGTGACGAAGGCGAGCAACGCATGGTGAACGACGAGCGGGTCCAGCGATACGCCAAGGCTCTTGGCTGGAGGCGTGACATTGAGGCCGGCGCGATCCGAGCCATGCTCGACGAGCAGGTCCAGCGGGTCATGGCCGTGGCGGACGCCGAGCTGGCCGAACTGCGCTCCGAGAACGAGCGGCTGCGAGAGGAGCGCGATGCCGCACAGGAGCACGTCGCCTATCACCTTCGGGACTACAGCCTCAACGGAGAAGCGGCGGGTGATCTGGCGGTCGACATGGCTGCCTACTCGGGGCGACTGAGGATTCGCGCTGAGGCTGCCGAGCGTGAGTTGGCCGACGAGCGGGCCATCCGCGCGCGAGTCGAGGTGTTGCTGTGTGAGTACGAGACCACCCAACCGAAGCGGCCCGCGTGGCAGTCGGTCGCCAACAATATTCGCGCCGCCCTGGCCGGTCCCGAGCGTTGCCACGCTGACCGCGACGGCGACTGCTGGGAGACGTCTGTCTGCCCGCAACTCCGCGACGGTGAGCCCAAGGCCACAGGACGTCACTGCCCTCTGGACATCCCCGAGGTAACCGAATGAGCGCCCAGCCGGAAATGGATGCGCTCAACGCCCAACGCATATACGAGAAGTTCCGCGACCTCGCCGCCATCGGCTGGGTCATCGAATCCCGCGAACGGCAAGGGCTGCCCGTGCCCTCCACCTATGACGAGATCCACAGTATGGCCGACGAATGGAAGGCGAAACGGTGAGCACACGCAAGGAGCGCGCCGAACGTGCAAACCGCAGTCTCAAGCGCTGCCGCGGCTGTGGCGGATGGAGAGTCGGCCCGCACTTCGACCCTTGGACAAAGACCTACATCTGCCAGCGCCCAAAGGAGACGAACGCATGACCACAACGGCTGCCACCGAGCTGGCACTCACGACAGCCCTGAACACCACCCACCGGAGGAACCGATGACCGACTGCGCCAGAGGATGCCTCCTCTACGGGCTGCACATACCCGGCTGCGGGTGCACCCTCGAATGCCCCGAACACGAACCCCACTGCGAAGGCTGCCTCCCACGAGAAGCCGAAATCGGCCACTACTGCCAGAAGTGCGCCTTCAACCTCCGCGACGCCATCGACGCGCTCCCACCACTCATCCACGACGTCCACGCCCTCCCCGGAGGATCGCTCGCACCACCCGACCGGCCCAACAACGGCGACCCCACACGCCGCTCCACCAAGGTCGATCAGATCAGCCCCTCACCCGCCCACGACACCGCCGACGAAGCCGCTAGGTGGCTTCACTCCTGGGCCATCGCAGTCGCCGACGAACTGTCCGACCGTGGCCCGTTCGAGTACCGCCGCGACGGCATCCCAGTCCCCAACCCCGCCGCAGAGGCCCGCTACCTGACCGCTCGCCTCGCGCACGTCTGCGCCTCCGGGTACGCCAACGACCTCACCGACGAGGCTCGTCAGCTCCGGCACCGCCTCACGCGGGCTGCCGGCGCCGACAACGCCGACCAGCGCATCGCCAAACCCTGCCCGCACTGCGGCCGGCGCACGCTGATGCGACCCAACGGTGAGGAGTTCATCCAGTGCCGCAACCGCGAGTGCGCTGCCGCTTGGGCGTCCGACGAGCTCGGACTGCTCGCTCGTGAGGTGGCGGCGTCGTGATCCACGACCCGCTCGTCACCACCGCGCAGGCAGCGTTCCTCCACGGCGTCGAACCGGCCACCATCCGCTCCTGGGCGTCGCGCGGGCTCCTCACCGCAGAACGCCGCGACGGACGATCGCCGCTGTACCGACTGTCCGACGTGGACGAGGCAGAACACCTGTCCCGCACACGAGACAACACCGGCCGGACCTCTAGACGCACCGAGTAGAGACGCGCTACGTTGAAAGGTTGCGGATGCAACGTCGATGCAGTAGGCTGCGCCTAGCGCGACGTCCACATCCTTACGGACGCCGCGTTTTGCATTCCCCAAGCTCCCCACGACACCCATCGGCGCAACTCGGCCGACATGAACGGCATTCGCGATGCGAGTGCGTGGGTAGATCTCACGGCCCGACAACCAAGGTGCGCGGCGCAGAGTCGCGACGGACCGTGGCCCCAGACGGACTACTACGCCGCTCTGGGGCGTAAACCTCGGCACCACTCGACCCGACGCGGCACGGGAGCGGTGCACCGCCAGACGCGAAGAGCACTGGCAACCTTCGGCGCGGCCCCGATTGACACGGGGCCGCGCCAACCCCTTCCCCCTGCCCGACGCCCATGCGTCCGGCCGAGCGAAACGAGCACCGACATGGGCATCGCCGATCTCGTCGTCTCCACCGAGAAAGTCCGCAAAGGGCCACCCTGCTCCGTCTGCGAGGCGTTGAACCGTCTCCCCGAGGATGAGGCTGCCGCGCTGGTGCGGTTGCTGTCTGACCCTGCGGTGCGGTACACGGAGCTGTCTGCTGCGTTGGCGGGTGAGGGCCTGGATTTGGCGGATGGGACGTTGTCGCGTCATGCCCGCGGTCGCTGCGAGGCAAGGACGAAGCTCCGATGAGGTGGCTGGTCGAGCGCACTCGTGACCAGTTCGAGGACGTCGACGCTGAGTACGTCAAGATCGTCGACGGCTGCCTTGAGTTTCGCGACTCCGTTTGGGAGGCGCCGAAGCTCCTGATCGCCGCAGGTCAGTGGATCACAGTGTTCGAGGCTGCAGAGTGAGCATCGCAGGGATTGAGTCGCGCATCAACGTCACGAAGATCGCTCCCGGCGTCCGAAACCGCATCCTCGTCCTCGACGTCGAGCGTCTCGGCGGCATCACCCAGCAGCACTACTGGGACCGCCGCGACCTCCAGAAACGCTACATCCACCACGAGAGCGTAATCCGCGAGCCGCGCACCACCATCGTGTGCGCCAAGTGGTACGACCAGCCCGACGTGATCCGCCTCGCCGAATGGGACAAGGGCGGCCGGGGCGCGTTCCTCAAAGCCGTGCACACGCTCGTCGCAGAAGCCGACATCATCGTCGGCCACAACCTTGACGGGGCCGACATTCCCTGGCTCGAGGGCGACTTCTACTTCCCGCGCATAGGCCACTCGCACCGGCCGCGGCTCAAGCCGCTGCCGCCGTTCAAGACGGTCGACACGCTCAAGGTCGCCAAGCGGTTCAAGTCCGGCGTGCCGTTCAAGTCGCTGAACGCGCTGTGCCAGATCCTCGGCATGCCCGCCAAGACAGACGTGTACGACCGTGAGGCGATGGAGCGAGCCGTCGCCGGTTCGGTCGAGGACCGTGAGCGGCTGACGGACTACTGTGCTGGCGACGTGATCGCGACGCAGGGCCTGTACGACTGGTTCCGCCCGCACATCAAGAACCACCCGGCGCTATTCGTCGACGGCCAGTCGAAGCTGACGACGTGCAACCGTTGCGGCAACGAGACGAAGGACGTTGCGCGCCGGTACGTCGCGAACGTCTTGACGTATTCGATGGTCCGCTGCACTGAGTGCAAGGGCTATTCGCGGCTCAGCATCGAGCCGGAGCGCATGACAATCGTTCGGGGTGTCTGATGGGCTGCGAGAACTGCGCCATATGCACCGCGCTCGACTCCATCAAGGTGCGCGACGTGCTGTGGTGCCCGATCTGCGCGCTGCGTGAGATCGCGCTCGGCCTGCCGACGTGCATCATGTGCGCCGCCGACCAGCCCGCACCGTCGTGAGTGACGAGATCCAAGCCGCCACGTGGGTGTTCCTGATCGCGGCGTCCCTCATCGGGGCGCTGCTGTGGTGGCTCGTCAAGGGCGAGTAAGCCCCTGCGCTTCACATCGCCTTAGTTAAGCGAAGACGCCAAGTCTTAGTAAGCGCGGAAACCTATAAGGGTTTAAAGGTTTCCTGCAATCCACCCCCGACGCCCTCCTCCACGGACGCCGACCAAGCAGCCGCGAGGCTCCAAGCTCGGAGTGCCCCATGACCGCAGACGAAGCAATGGCCTACTACGCCACCCGCGCCAAAATCGCCGGACTCAACGGCGACGAAGCCGCGCGCGAACACTGGATCGAACGCATCAACCGTGTCAGCGACCAGCGAGAAGCGGAACGACGCCGGGCCGAGTTCGACCTGCTCAAAGGCTCCCCAGACCACTCGGCGGTGCGCCATGGCTAGACGCATCGTGACATGGGACGAGCAGGACGCCTACACGCCGTGGCGGAAGCTCTACTGCTACCTACAGCGCCCCGGCGCCGTCAAGGGCATCAAGCGCCGCACCCACCGCCGCGAACGCCGTGAGGGCAAGGCTGAGATCCGTGAGCAGGTGCGCGATGTCTGAATGGCACGGCTGCCACTACTGCGGCCCAGGTGTCCGCGGCTACGTCTACTGGACGCACTCCATGATCGACGTCGAACGCCACACGTGCTACCACCACGCCCGCGAGCTCAGCATCGACCTCGGCGTGGCCGGCTGGATCAGGGTCACCGAAGACGAATGGTTCACCGAAGCCAACCGACTCGAGGGGGCGCTGTGATTTTGCAGGCCGGGTTCTCCGACGGCGCCTACGTCCGCTTCGACGACGAAAACCGCAAAGGGCGCATCCCCACACCCGAAGTCATCGACGACATCCTCGGCCGCATCGAACGCACCGTGACCCGCATGAACGCCGGCATCGTCCTCGACCTAGTCGACCTCAGCGACGTGGACATCGACGCGCAGAGTGACTGACGCCGAACGCGACGCACTCTGGCGCTGCGCATGGTGCCACACATGGTGGGTAGTGCCAAGCCTCGCCAGGTGCTGCGAGCAACGCTGCTCTACATCGATCGGCGGAACACCGGATACGCCTCAGGCCGGCCCTTAGTGTCCATCGCCACAGACCAATGCTCAAGGCGCCAACCTGCAGCCTCCACCTCGGCAACCATCATCGACCAGTCAGTGATGGCGCCAGTCATGCCGTGCATGGTCTGCGGGAAGTTGAGTCGCGGCGTGAAGATCGGTTCGCCGTCCTCGATGGCCTTCGACGCTTCCCGTGCCAGAGCTGCAGCCTTCGTGTCCTTGAAGAATCCCATTCGCGCAGCCTAGAACCGCCAGCCTCGTGAATGTGGACAAATAGCCACTTTGGAGGGGTCATGCCAAGGATGTTCGTTGAGGACACACCCACGGCGACTGAGACGCCTCGCGCGCTCGTGTCTCGGCTCATGGCTGAGCTCGACGACCGGGCGGCCCGAGAAGGTCACCGGGTCGCCGGAGACGTCACGATCCTCGAATACCCCAAGAGCGTCTTCGAGTTCGCACCAAAGATCCGCCTCGAAGCGGACGTCCAGCCTGCCGTCTAGCCGCTGAACAAGCGCACCTGATCGGAGAGGCCGACATGCCCACGTACACATTCCAGATGGCCGGGAACCTGGCAGGCTTCCCCGTGACGGTAACGGACGCTACCGCTACCACAGTCACGACCGGAACCCTCGACGGGAATGCGCGATTCAGCGCCACTCTGCCGGTGGGCGACTACATCGCCAGCGCGGAATACGCCTCAAGGACCTACAGGTCCGGTGGCGTCGTAGACCAGGGCGACGCTGACCGACTGTCCCCCGAAGGCGTGGCTGACACCTCCAGAAAGTCCCTTGCGGCATTCGCGGCGCTCCGGGCTGCCCTCGTCGACGGGTCCCGCTCGTGCGGCATTCAGGTGCTCGGCGACTCTACCGGAAACGACACGTTCGAGTGGCCGTACAAGCTCGCCGAGTCCATCGCTGAGCGTTACCCGGCGTGGACGGTCCAGCACCGGCTCTGGTCTGATGCGACGCAGCAGTACGCCGCCCCGACGACCATCCAGACCGGCACGGCTGGCGCGCGCTATCTCGACTGCTCGACCGGGTCCACGACGCGCCGCCTCGACACGTCCGTGACGACCCACCCGACCAGCGGTGTCCTCGACGTTCGCGTCAAGGTCTCACTGACTGACTGGACCCCAGCCGCAAACGTGAACTTCTGCGGCCGCTCCGCATCCGACCCGAACCGGTCATGGTACTGCGGCCTGTTCGCAGGCTCAGGCAACCCGTTCTTCTCGTTCACGCCCAACGGGCTCGGCGCCAGCATGGTGACCAAGAACCTTGGTGTGACAACGGGATTTGTGGACGGCTCCACGAACTGGCTGCGGTACGTGTTCATCCCCGACAATGGCGCCAGCGGCTACGACTTCAAAGTCTACACCTCGGCAGACGGCGTCACTTGGACACAGCTCGGCTCCACCGTCACCACCGCAGGCGCGACCGCGCTCTACAACAACACCGCAACCGCCTACGAGGTGGGTGGTGTCGCTGGCGCCGTCAACTCCACGCTGAAGGTGTACGAAGTGCAGATCCGCGACGGTGTCGATGGGCCCAACCTCGTGCCCGCGCTGCCCGACCTGTGGCCCCGGAACAACAGTTCAGGCGTCCTCGTCGCAGGCGCACCCGTCCTGACCATCGTCAACGGCTCGCACACTGGAGCGCCCATCTCCTACCTCGGTGATGCGACTCGGCTACCCAAAATGACGCCCGACTACGGTCAGCTCGTCACCTTCCTGTCCGACCAGCACAACGAGACGACATGGCAAGGCCCAGCGTGGATCGCGAAGTACGACACATGGCGCCAACAGGTCGAGGCCCAAGTGCCCGGTTCGCCGGTCATCATCCTCACACAGAACCCCAAGACCAACGCTGACACGTGGTACCGCGAAGGCGCAGCCCGACGACTCGACCTGATCGCCTACGCGCGTTCCAAGTCAATCGACTACATCGACACATACCAGGCCTTCCTCGACGCAGGGTGGCCCGGCAACCTCATGGCCGACGCAATCCACCCCAACGCGGCTGGCCAGCTCGTCTGGCGAGACGCCATCCTCAACAGGTTCCTGATCTCCTAATGCCAGAGAAGATGGGGCGCGACGACAAGGCCTACCGCCGACTCACCGCCAAGGCACGACGAACCATGCCACCCATCTGCGCCGGACCCGGAGGCTGCGGCCGAGAAATCGACCTCACCCTCCCCTACACCGACGCACTGTCATGGACCTACGACCACGCCGTGCCGCTCAGCCTCGGCGGCGACCTACTCGGACCAGGCTGGCCCAAGCACAGGTCATGCAACTCGCGACGTCAAACCGGAGCGAACGACCCGAACGTGACCCTTTCATGGTGAGGGTGGGGGGCGACCCCTCAACCGACCCACAGTCAGG